AATGAATCTATGGCAAAGGCTATGGGTATAGCTAACGAAGCAAATGTGGCTGAGAAGAAAACTCCACAGCTACCTAGATTTAGAATTAATCATGCACCCATTATAAATGAGGATGAGATTCTAGTTAAGGGTGGTACGTATAAGTTAGACATACCTGAAGGTCAGGTGTTGTATGGCAAGACTGCCACCATCAGACCTTTCATGCAGAGATATATGTACAAGAGATTTGTAAAGAATATGTCTGCAAAAAAAGGAGAACCTATGGGTATTTATCATAAGACAGTTATGGCTGACTCTCTTAATAAAGACCTGAAGGATAATCAAGGTGGGTTCAACTGTGGTAAACCTGCAGGTTGGATACAAGACTTTGATGCTCTGCCTGATAAAACTAAGGAACTTATCAAGCAGATTAAACGTGTTCGTGTTGTGTTTGGATTAGTTGATTTACATGATGCTGTTGATGCCAATGGTAAGGATGTTAAGTTTGAGACTACCCCATTCATATGGGAAATAGATAATAGAGAAGCATTCAAAACTATGGGTGCTAACTTTACTAAACTTGCAAAGCAAAAGTGTTTGCCTGTTCAGCATAGTATTGCTCTAGCTACTGAGCCTAGAGAACTACCTAATGGTAGCAGATTCTATTTGCCTACTAGCACGTTGAACTTGTCTGAGAAGATTAACCTCTCTGATAAAGACCAAGTTATGTTTGGTGACTTCCTCTCTTGGGTAGAAAACTATAATCAATATATAGTGTCCGAGTGGAGTGAACAAGCATCACAGAACTCTATTGATGATGATATGTCTAATGCTGTTAGCGATATCATTGATGCAGAGGACAGCTTTATCGAAGTGGAAAATGCATAGTGCGAAGCAATAACCCCTTCAAGGTACATGGTATAAACTATCTGTCTCCTAGTAGCATTAATACGTACATTAATGATACACCTATGTGGGTGGCTAGATATTTGTTTGGTGTTAAATCATCAAGTGGTGCGAGTGCTGTTAGGGGTATTGCTACTGAGTTTGCATTAGCAGACAAGTATGAGAAGAAAGCAAAAGCCTTTGACTTTAATCTACTAGATGTGAAGTTCATGTCTCTGTGTGCTGAATCAGGTGTTGATTTAGGGGATGTAAAGACAGCTAAAGAGAAGAAGTTATTAAAAGGCTTTGGCACTGTTATTGATGAGAACTTTGACTATAAAAATCTTGAGGCATACCAAGAGAAAGTCGAAGTTAAATACGATGACTTGCCTGTTCCCATCATAGGATATATAGACTTCAGATTTTCTGATAAGATAGTAGACTTGAAGACAACCACAAGGATGCCTAGCAAACCTACTGAAGCACAGAAAAGACAGATGGCTTTCTACTCTATGGCATATCCTAAGAATAGTGTAGACTTATTCTTTGCTACTCCAAAAGAGTACAAGAAGTTTACCCTTAAAAACTTAGCTATGCACAAGGCACAACTTATTAAAGTTGCTTTGGGTATACAAAAGTTTTTGTCTATCAGTGATGATAAACATGAGATAGCTTCTTTGGTTTACCCTAACCTAGATTCATGGATGTGGTCAGGTTTAAAACAAGAAGCAAAAGAAATATGGAGTGTATAATAATGACACAGAAAATAGAAGACCTGCAAAAGGATATTCAAAATATGGAGAAGGAATTAGCAGAAGCTAAGAAGACTCTCCGTGAAATGAGAACTAAAGGTTTGAGAGAAGCTATGGAAGCCAAGAAGATGGCAGACGAAGCTGTTAAAGAAGAGATGAAGGCTCTTGGTTACTCTCATGATTCTTACGAGTTCAATCCTTTTACAGGATGGCGAAGACTACTATAATGTCTCCTCATAAAGTCAGAAGAGATGCTATAAAGCATGGGTATAGAAGTGGGTTAGAGCATAGTGTTTCCACGTATCTAGTAGAAAATAGATGTAAGTTTTCTTACGAGTCTATAAAGATAGAGTGGGAAGACTTGTGCTACCGAACCTATACCCCTGACTTTATATTATATAATGGAATAATAATAGAAACGAAAGGCAGGTTCTTAACTCTTGATAGGAGAAAGCATCTAGCTATAAAGAAACAACATCCAAAGTTAGACATTAGATTTGTGTTTGAAAACAGCAGGAGAAAACTTAGAAAAGGTGCGAAGTCAACATATGCAGAGTGGTGTATAAAACATGGATTCAGATACTACGATAGAATAATCCCTGAAGATTGGATAAAAGAAAAGGGTAAAGATAAGCACCCTAAGTTTATACGATTTTCAACAACAAAGATAAGGAGATAAATATGGATACTCAAAATATAGAACCCACTGATTTTATGATAATAGTTAGACCCCACCTTGATAAGAAGAATAAATGGACAGGTGAAGTGACTCTTAAAATGGTAGTAGATAAAGCTAATGTACTTGACGATAATGATTTCTATTCTATGATTGGTTTTACCAAACAGATATGTGCTTCTGTTCCTTTGATGGAAGAGAACAAGATATTTAGAGATGAGACAGAAAGATTAGCTGATAAATATTTATCACATGATGATATGATAGAAGGCATAGAAAGATTGACTAAGACTAGAGAACGTGATAATGTCATACACGTCAACTTTAAACCAGAGGCATAAAGAATGCTAAGACACATGGAGTATATGAAAATGAAAGAAAAACAAGCAATGCAACAGTCTGATAATCTTGATATGGTCAATCACCCACCTCATTATAATAAGGCAGGTATAGAAACAATAGAGGCTATTAAGGCTATGACAGATGAGGGATTTGAATACTACCTACAAGGAAATATTATGAAGTACCTATGGAGATACAGGTACAAGAATGGTGTAGAAGATTTGAAGAAAGCACAATGGTATCTCGAAGAGTTAGTTAACGTGGTTGAAAGCAATGAGAGTTAAAATCATGATGACACTGCATATAGATGCAGAAGAATATGCAGTACCTGCCGATGGCAGAGTAGATGAAGAAATGGAAGAATATATAAATGAGACTTTTCACGAGATAGAAGGAGTGAAAGTTAAGAGTATAAAAATAGTAACAGAGGAGACCTAAATGAGAAACTATTTACCGACTGATTATCAAAATTTTATTGCTCTTTCTAGATATGCAAGATGGAAAGAGGATGAACAACGCAGAGAAACTTGGGTTGAAACTGTGGATAGATACTTTGATTACATGAGTAATCATTTGAAGACTAAGCATAATTATATAATAACGAAAGCATTGAAAGAAAAGATAAGTGAATCAATAATGTCTCTTGGTGTTATGCCTAGTATGAGAGCCTTGATGACTGCAGGTGTAGCATTAGATAGATGTCATGTAGCAGGATACAACTGTAGCTATATACCTGTGGATAGTCCACGTAGTTTTGATGAGTGTATGTATATACTCATGTGTGGTACAGGTGTAGGTTTCTCTGTTGAGAGAGAGAATGTAGACAAACTACCTGTTGTTAATGAACACTTTGAGAAATCATCTACTATAATAAAGGTAGGTGATAGCAGACCCGGATGGTCTAAAGCATTACGTGAGTTAATAGCTATGTTATATGTAGGACAAGTGCCTACATGGGATGTATCAGATGTAAGACCTGCAGGTGCTAGACTAAAAACCTTTGGTGGTAGAGCATCAGGACCTGCTCCACTAGTTGACCTGTTTAACTTTTGTATACAGAAGTTTAAAGGTGCTAAAGGCAGAAGATTATACCCTATTGAATGTCACGACCTTATGTGTAAGATAGGTGAAGTTGTAGTTGTAGGTGGTGTAAGACGTTCTGCTCTTATATCTTTGTCTAACTTAGGTGATGACCAAATGAGACATGCTAAGTCAGGTAAATGGTATGATTATGAAAGCCAAAGGTCACTAGCTAACAACTCTGTAGCTTACAAAGGTAAGCCTACTATGGGTACATTCATGAGAGAATGGTTGGCACTTTATGAATCTCATTCAGGAGAAAGAGGTATCTTTAATAGAAAGTCTGCTATACGTAAGGTAGAAGAGAATGGTAGACGTAAGTCTTCTGAAAAAGAAAACCCTTCAGAGCCTGAAGATTATATACAGTTTGGTTGTAATCCATGTAGTGAGATTATACTTAGACCTTATCAGTTCTGTAACCTTACAGAAGTTGTTGCACGTGAAACAGATGACCTAGTATCCTTGAAAAATAAAGTACGTATGGCTACTATCTTGGGTACATTTCAATCTACACTCACCGACTTTAAATACTTACGTAAAGTATGGAGAGATAATACAGAAGAAGAAAGATTACTAGGTGTATCTTTAACAGGTATACTTGACTGCCCTATATGGACAGAAGAAGTATTAAAAATACTAAAAGATGTAGCAGTAGAAACTAATAAGAAGATTGCTAAAGAGTTAGGCATACCTCAATCTACTGCTATAACATGTGTCAAACCTAGTGGTACAGTATCACAACTAGTTGACAGTGCATCAGGCATACATGCAAGGCATAACCCTTTCTATATTAGAACTGTACGTGGAGATAACAAAGACCCTATCACACAGTTTATGCT